GTTTTAGGTGAACTTTCAGCAAAATACTGATTGTCTTTTAAACGTACTTGTTTAATAGCTTGTATGTCTAGTTTTTTCATCTTAGTTCGTCGAAATTTTCTTTAGATCGTTTAACAAAATTTATAAACTTGTCCCAAACATTTACGCCAGTTACACTAAAGTAGCTTTCGTTAATGCTTTTAACTTCTGTAATGACACAAAAGAACGTAAACGCTTTAGTTAATACTAAGTCAATAGCAATAAAATGCCCTAGAATGTCTGAAACAACGTACTTTTCCATTAAGAAAATGAACACAATAGCGCCCGAATAAAGCAAAGACTTACTAATTGTGTGGCTTAAACGTCTAGAACGAATAGAAGTCCAGCCAGACTTTTTAACGCTTCGCCAGATACCGAAAGCCGTGTCTAAAATAATAGATAAAACAGCTACTAAAATAAGTGGCTTAACTGGTGAAAGAATAGCACACGCCGAAAGAATGAAAATAGATAGCTTAGACTTCATTAAAATACCATTATAGCGTTATTATATCCGTTGTCATTGTAGCGTTGTCCACAACGTCCGTAACAAGTTCCTACGCAGTCGCAAGCCTCTATTTGTGGGCGTAAATCCGTGTCCCTATTTTGTAAGCTGGTGAATTCTGGAAATAGATTTTTGTTAGCTAGCAAATATTTGATTAATCTAGCTTCGAAAAAAGACGCTTTTTGTGCGAAGTGTTCCATTCCAAAAACTACTTCTGTACGACTTACGCTATTTGAGAAGTCGCCGTTTTGAGTTTGCAGACCTTTGTTTTTAAGCTGGTACGAAAGACCGAAAACCGCGTCTTCTGCTGAACGCCAAGCTACGACTGGCTGTATAAAACCTACTAGCGTTTCTTCGTCTGGGTTTAAAGTCTGTGTATTGTACGCGTCTAGTAAGTAGTTATAAAATACACTACCTAGAATAGGTTGCACGCGTAGATCCGACTGCGTTTTAATGTAGGGCGTTACGTCTGTTACGTCTACGTTCGCCGTAATAGGTGTGTTCGTCTTTAAATATGTTTCGGTTATAAAGTATAGCATATTAAATAGGTGTTGCTGGTGTTGCTGTTGGGACTACGTCGCCGCCTTCGATAGGTGCAAGTGACGCAAGCGCTCTAACTTCGTTAGTAGTCATTGTGTTAAGTACCTTTGTCGCTACTAGTGGACTCATTGCATTTAATGCGTCTTGAGTTTTACTAGCGTCGCCTTCTACTTCTACAATTGTTTCGTTAATTATTTGGAAATTCTTTATAGTAAAGTCCGCTTTTTGTTTACATATTGCAAGCAATTCAGTAAAGACTTCTTCGACCATTTCGCGCAAAGGAATAACAACGTTTTTTTCGAAAATAATGTAGGCTTGTTTAATGTCCGCGCCGTTACCTAAAGAACCCGTTGTACGTACACCCATAAGGATTGGATCGATTGTATGCGCAAAACAAATTTGTTCTGTATTTAACCCGCTAGCTTCTTGAAACATTTTGTCGTTTGAGTTAGTCGGAATAGCTTCAATCTTCGGCATTTGTTCGGGACTATTTGAAAAAAATGCGACACCTTTGCCCGCGTTTTGGGCTCCCTTCATTTTGTCTATCGAATCGCGCAACATTTTTTTCTCTTCTTCGCTTTGTGGACGTTTAGGAAACATCATTGCAAAGGCTGGGAAAATACTATTTTGAATGTTTGATTTTGCAAAGTAACTAAGTTCGCCAGATAAAAAAGCAAAATTTAATGCGCTTGTATATTGTGGTAAAGGATAGTAGTCTTGTCCAATTGCTGGAATTTCGTAAGCGTACAGCTGGCATTTTTCCGTATTTAACGGGTGGTATTTAGTAACTGGGACTACGTCAATTCTTGAAGCCCAGTCGTCGCATAAAAAATAACAATCTTTTGCGCGGTTAATACGAACCTTTTCTGGACTTATATTCTCTACTTTTTTTACTTTATGCTTTTCGTCGAAATGGATCATGAAGTAAACGCGGTTGTGTAGCACAATCTGTTTCGCTACTAATCTAACCGACTTAGCTAGTTTTAGTTTCTTTTCCCACGTGTAAATATCTAGCTTTTCTTCTGGTGTTAACTTGTCCGTCTTTAATTGGTAACCCGCGCCTATAGTAGCGTTAACTTTAAAGTCTACAATAGCCCCGTGCAAAGGCGAAGTAAAGTAAAGCTGGTTTAATGTTTCGGGAAATAGGTTGTCTTGACCAAATGGAATGTAGCCAGAAACTTGGTAACGTCCGTTTACGTAAGGTAGCGACAAGTTAGCGTTGCCTATCTTACCGAAAGGTGTACTAAACGACTGATAGCCTTCTGAAACTTCTATTTTTTGCTGTTTAAATCTGTCAAAAATACCCATATTTTATTCATATATAGAAGAAACAGCTACACCGCTTACTACCATGCGCCCTTCTTCGATTAAATTTAGTTCTTCTGTATTCGTGTTTTCGTCTATTACTATGTCCGTAAGGCTTTCAAATACCTTGTAAGTGTATTGACCTTTTAATAAATCCAAGTCTACGCCTTCTTCTAGCGTGAATAGGTTGTATCTGTACGGGTAACTAGACGTGTCCGCGCCTATCCAGTATATTGGATCGACAGCCGTGTTAAATTCGTCCTCAAAAACGAATAAATAAAAGGGGTCTACTAACGTTGTTACTTCTGACAGCGTCAAAGCAAACGTATTAACTTGTCCTTTTTCAATGTAAATCATAACTATATTAAAAGTTAAAAAGCAAATGTTCATAAAACAACAAACCCCACCGAATAGGTAGGGTTGTTATAAGTGTTACGTTTCTAGAATGTAACTAAAACCAATTAAACTGTAAGACCAGCAATAATAGTAGGGTCTACTTCGTAAGCTAAACTTTCGTTTTCAGCAGTCAATACTAAAGAGTATTTAGATCCGTCCGCTCTAGCAGTTCCCGAACCTTCGCCGTAAGCTGTTACTTGTAAGAAAGGGAAATACCAATACTTTCCGTTAGCGTCACCTACGACAGCGTTTAAGTATTGTTGTCCAGCGCCTAAGATTTTAATAGCTTTTGACTTCTCTTGGTCGCGTCTGTGGAACATTAAGTTAATTGTTTGAGTAACATAAGACGAACCATTTACTAAATCAATAGCGCCTTCTTCTGTAAAGTTACCAGTATTACGTTTGAACTCCAAAGCCACGTAAGGTGTTGTGTGTGTAATAGCGGTTACTTCCCAGTTCGTACTAGTTTCGTTAGTAGTAATTGCAGTAATTTCGTCTTGTTGGTTTATTAATAGGGTGTAAATACCACCGCTATTTGGGTCGCAACCCTTTAGTATTTCTTGTAATGTAGCACAAGCCATGATTATAATTTTTAAAGTTAAAAAAAAGGGGCGGGCGCATTACCCACCCCCGTTATTTAGTTAGTTATTGACTAGTCGAAACAAACGTTGTAAACAACAATCTGGCTAGGGTTCGTATATGCGAAACCAGCTTTCAAGTTAGCACGTGTACGGATGTAAGGTTCTGCTACTGAGTCAGCAAGATTAACAGCTTTCAATGCTTTTGAGTCTCCATCAGAGTCAAATGCATAAATAAGGTCTGTTTTCAAAGCTAATACCATAGTTGACGTTGGCATACCTTCTGCTAAAACAATTTTAATTCCTAAGAACGTAGGCGCTAAAGGTGCAGTAACGTAAGTCAAAGTGTTACCAGAAGCCGCAGCGATTTGGTAATTAACGAATACGTCAGAAGAAACGAACAAACGAAGGTCAGAACGTTTTGCTTGAACTGCAGCTGGTGACGCTTGAAGTACAGCAGTCATTTGAGCCAATACGTTAGCGCTTGTAATTGCAGCAGAATATAAACCTACTACGTCTGCGTCTGCACACAATTTTTTCAAGTAACCATCACACAAAGAAAGAACTGGGTCTGTGCTTTCTGTGTCACCTTGCCAACGGATTAACTCTAAATCGTTACCGATACGTCCAGCCATTTCATTCCAGTAGTAAGACATGAAAGAAGCTACGCTAAAGTCTCCGTTAGAACCTTGTGCCATTTGCAAAGCCAAGAAAGACTGCTCTAATTCGAACTGGCAAATTTGAGACATTGCAGATAACGCACAAACGTCGATTGTGATAGCGTCTAGGTTGTCTGTAGGCGCTGTAAAGTTACAAGTAGAAGGCGCTAATAAGTTTCCGAAAGTAACGTTAGCTAATTTCGTAGCAGATTTGATGCCAGGCAACGTTCTGTAATTGTCTGCGATGTCTTCTGTTAAATACGCTTTCCCGTAAAACTCGTCTGGGTTTGGACACAATAACGCGTTAGTATCTACGTCAAGGTCAAATTTTAAATTTCTAATCATTGTTATTTGTTTTTATTTGTTTTTAAATTGTTACTTATTGAATGCGCGAAACGCTTTGAATTTGTCGAATGCTGACATCTTAACGTCTTTAGCCATTTCCATGTCTTCCGCTTCTTCTTCTTTTACTAGAAGTTCTTCCATTTGGTTTTTCAAGTCTGCAATCATTGCAATAACCGCGTTAACGTTTTCTTCGATAACTGGTTTAACGATAGCTAAAATTGCCTCGGTGTCCATTGCTGGATCAATAGCCATTTCTTCTTTGACTTCTTCTTTTACTTCTTCTTTCTTTTCTTCTACGACTTCTTCCATAGCAACTTCTTCTTTAACTACTTCTTCTTCTGTAGTTTTTTCGTCTGCCATTTCGACTTCTTCTTTTTCTACTTCTTTAATTTCGATTACTTCGCCATCTTTGACAACGTAAATCTTGTCTTCGATGCGGTGTTCTCCGTCTGGTAATTTCATTGTATATTTGTTTAAGTGTTTGCTTAATTTCATTCCTAGAAAACCTTCAATAGAGAATCCTAGTTTTTCGTTTTTTACTAGTTCGTTATAGTAGTCCGTGTCGGTTACTTGTGCCGTTAACATAAGCGTACCTTTTGGGACTTCTATTCCGTAGGTTGTATATGCTTTGTCTTGTTTCGGGTTTTCTACTATCCAGCTTTCGAGAATATACGCTGGGACTTCTTGACTAGGGTCATGCTCTAGGTTAAAGACGTTCTTATTCGAAAGGTCTTTCATAAACTTAACATAGATTTGCTCTATAGTTTGTTCGTCGAATTGAACATAGTAGTCGCCAGCTTCGTCGTCGCGTCTATAAATTTCCATAGGAATCATCGCTGGGGCTGTTACTCTATATTTTAGACTATCCGAAAAGAAGTGCCTTTTGTGTTGACTAAATGCTAACCCTTTTACCTTAATAGCTGGTGCATCTGTAAAAGCTATTTGTTCTATTCCTAATTCTTCGCCGTCTGAATATTCGGGGTCAATTGTAATTTTGTAAATAGGTAGGTCTTTCAACATAACCATATTAAAAAAAATGTATATTTGTTCAAAATTTATATCATGGTAGAAATATTAGGAAAAGAGATTGCTAATGAAATGAACGAATTAACTATTCAGCAGTTCGAAGAAATTACAGAAATTCACGCTAACGACAAGCTAGACGTAATTGAAAAACATTTAGAGGTCTTTAAATTTATGGGTGTCCCAGAAGAAATAGAAGACGTAGACTTTGAGGTTTTTAAGGAGTACATTAGTAAATTTAATACGGCAAAAGTTCCCAGTTCAGAACTATTAAAGCGTTTCGAAATTGACGGCTTTACATACCAAGCGTACGACGAAGACTTTAAACTAACTGCAAAGGACACGAAGACAATTGAAAAGATTTTAGCTAATAAACATAAAGGCTACATTTCAGAAGTTCTAGCGGTATTGTTTAAACGAACGGACTTAACTAAAACCGAACACTATACAGACGCACACATTAAACAGAAAGCTAAATTGATTAGAGAATTAAAAGCCGAAGTTGCCGTGCCTTACTTAGTGGCTGTAGCTAGTGCAATTAATAACCACGTAGAAAAAGCAAATGAAGCTACCAACGGGTTGGAACAAAATTAAACTTTACCAGTTTAAAGAACTGCGACAAATTGACAAAACAGCGGGCTATTTTTCTTTTCAGTTAGATAGCCTTGCTGTTTTATTAGACGTACCTAGCGAAGACTTAGAAGACCTAAGCATAGATGAAATAACTTCGATGTACGAATCTATTAAATGGTATCAATCCGAACCAAAAAAGAACTATAAACACGAACTGGTTCTAGAAGAACAAACGTATATACTACAGCCGTTTAAAAAACTTACGTTGTTTGAGTTTATAGACCTTGAATACTTTCTTACAAACGACTATATAAACCACATTTCGCACATAGCTAGCGTATTTTATAGACGCGTAGACGCGGACAAGTGGCAAAATGTAGAGTTTGAGCCGTATATATTTAGTCCGTTTGATCGTTACGAACTATTCGACGACCTAAATGTAACAGATGTTTACGGCATTTTAACGGATTACATGAAGTACCGCGAAGACTTTATGAATAAATACGAAAATTTGTTCAATGAAACAGACGACGAAGACGACGAAGAACAACTAGACGTTAAAGATTTTGACTCTATAGAAGACTATAAAGCTAGTTTAGAACAAAAAGAACAAGGTAAACGCTCTAAAAAATGGGGCTGGGAGGCTTTATTATTTGACCTTTGCGAAGGTGACCTAACTAAAATAGAAGAAATAGGCAAATTGCCTTTAATATTTGTCTTTAATATGTTATCTATGCGTAAAGAAATGGGTTATTTAGAAACCCCTAAATTTTAAATCCCAGTTAAATTCACCGCCTATCGGTTCGAATGTATAAATAATACTTTCTTTTTGACCTAGAATATTAGCAACTTGTAAGATAGGGTATCTTTGCGCCATCCATTCAGTATACTGCTGGAATATTTCTTGAGTAGTTCCGTTATTTTGTAGGGCTTCTGTTAGTTTAGCGCATAAATCAAACGCCGCCATTTTTTCAGTTCCGTTATTTAGGTAACCAAAATAATACATAGCTAAAATCTGGATTTCCAATTCACCTAAGGCTGGAATCTGCGCGTTAATTCTTACGGAATCGTAAAGCGAACCCGTGTCAATTAGCGTTTCATCTGCAATAATACGGCGCAAAGTCTGCGCTATTTTATTACGCGTCTTATATTTTATATTGAAAACCCCGTTATTAGCGTACGCCATTATTCAGATTTTAAAGCATTTAAAGCATCTAAAATAAATACCATATCCTTCAAAGAATAGATACCCTTTTGAACTGCTACGTCAATAGCTTGCTCAATTACCTCAATTGATTGATTCTTATCCATTGATGATTGCATTGATTGCAATTGCTTGCTCGGATGTCAAAGCATTTACAAACCATTCTTTACTCATCATAACAATAAGATGCTCAACGTTTCTTGAAATCGTATCTAAATCATCTTGAGTTTTGTCCGTCTTTGCGTTCAATTCGTTAATTAAATTCACGCTATCAAATGCAGCGTTTACGCTTTGTAGTATTTCGTTTTCCATTATGCTAAAAGTATTTTTTGTGCTACTCCATTAATAATTACTGACCAAGTTTTAGTGCTTGATAAAGATTCAGTTGTTACCGCTCCCGATGGTGTGCCAACCGAACCCACTACAAATTGATTGTTATTGGTTGCCGTTGCTTGATATCCTAAAATTATGCTACCGCTAAAATCTCCACTTACCGTATAATATCCAATAGCAGTATTGTTATTCCCAACTTGGTTACCACTTATTGCATTTCTACCGATTGCAATGTTAGATGAACCAGATTGATTATCATTCAAAGCACTTACACCAATAGCAACATTATTTGCCCCACTTGTTACACCATACAAGGCACGTTGACCAACTGCGGTGTTATTGCTTCCAGTTACAACTCTAAATGACATTGAGCCATCCCCAACCGCTGTATTATTTGTTCCCGAACTTGTATTTGCTTGGGATAAATGTCCGATTGCAATATTACCAGAAGCGGTGGCTGCCGAACCCAAAGCATCTACACCAATAGCTATATTTTGAATACCAGTTGTATTTGCATCTAATGCTCTTAATCCTAACGAAACATTGTTTGTCCCAGTTGTATTTGCTCCTAAAGCATCAGTACCAACAGCGGTATTATTAGTACCCGTTGTATTAACGTCAAGTGCATTTTGCCCAATAGCGGTATTGCTTGAACCAGTTGTATTTGCTTTTAAAGCACCATCTCCAAATGAAGTATTTGTTGCAATGTTACCTTTGCCATTATTCCAAAGAGTTAGGTCGGTTGCGTTTGATTCTAGCCAAGCGGGCGCCCCCGCAATAATATCACCACTTCCCAATACAGAAGCACCATTGATTGTTTTAATATTAGTGCCACTAACAAGAGTTTCTTGTTTGCCACTTAGTGCGGTATTCAAATCCGTTTGGCTTGACAATGTACCAGTAATGTCACCCCATGCGACACCACCACCACTAGCAGCGTCTATAATTTCTTGACCCGTAATTGATTTCGAAACATAACCAGACCCGTTAAACTCAGAAACTTCTACTAAATCTGTAGAAGCTAGGTTAGCGCCTTTCGCTGGTAATTGACTTATTTTAATATTTGCCATTTATTCAATGATTAATTTATCGTTATTTTCTGTTATTCGTGCGTCCGTGTTTTCGGTTACTCTAAAAACAAACAAGCTAGAACCTTGATTATAAAGCCAGCGCGTTGTGTTATAAATTGAAATAGCGAAGCCGTACATATTACCCTAAAACTAAAACTACAGAACCGCTTGTTAATTTTACGCCACTAAATTGTAAATCGTTAATAGGCGTTATAATAGTTCCAGCCTTAACAGCTAAACTAGCGTCTTGTATGTATGTACTTTTTGCGTCCGTTCCAGCTACTTTAATGCTGGTAAAAATAGTGTCTTCTAACACTACGATAGCGTCTACGTTTTTAGTTACTTCTGCTGTAGTGTTTACTACAAAAGTTCCCATGTTACCCGCTAATTCTCCTAATAAATTTGATCCCATAACTATATTAATTTTAATTTGTGTTTAGTTTCCTTTTAAAGGTACGGCGCAGTCTGTCCAGTTGTTTACTGAATAGGTCGCAGTCATAACCCAGCCAGCACAATAGTCTAGTAAATCGTTATTTAAAGGCGTAAAGCTAGGAATGTCAATAACATCAAAGGCGTAGTTATTAGAGTTAATAAAGTACGTGTATAGATCGTAAAGAATTTGCTGGCAATCTGAAAGGATTACGTTAATATTAGCGCGGTCTTTTTGGATTATATCAAAGCAATATATTTCTAAAGTAAAATCGTTCGTGTTTTCAGTCGGTAAAGCGCTTACTGGGACTATATATACAATAGGGTACTTTTCGTCTTTAGTAGCGAAGTTAAACATTTGCTCTTTGAAGTCCGAACCTACCTTTTTTACTTGAATATGATTGTCGTAAAATGTAGTTATTTCGTTTATTAGTGCTTGGTAGCTTGTCATAGTTCCGCAGATTTTTTGATTTTATCTATTTTGTTTTGTGTGTTAGTTATGTCCGTTTCAGAAACGACAGCAGTAACTACCATATTTTGATTAGAGTTAACAGAACCTTGACCGCCCGCAGTATTTAAGTTGTTACCTTGTCCGAACATTTGAGTAGCTGGTGAAATAGCCGTAACGCTAGTTGATGACTCGGAACCACCGCCACCGCCACCACCGCCAGAAACAGACCCGCTAGGATTTGATAATAAAGATTTTGCTTTGGCTACGTTGGTAATGATTTGTAAGATTCCGCTGGCGTATTGTGCAATTCCAGCCGTACCACCAGTAACCGCGTTCAGTGGGTTAGCTTGCGACATAGCGACTAACGAACTGATTGCTTTAGCCGTGTCAATTCCGATTTGAACTAACGCTTGCGCTTTATTGAATTTCTCTAGTTTCTTTTGATCTTTAATAAACATTTCACCAATAGCCCCGATTCCAGTAGCTATGTCTTGCGTAAATTGAATCTTTGAATCTCGAATACCTTTAGCCTTGTCGATTTCGGCTAGTGCATACTTCGCGTTTATTTTGTCTTCTTCTTCTTTTTGTTTCGCTATTAAATCGGTTGTGTCTTTTCCGTAACGTTCGTACTGCGCCTTTAGTTCGTCGAAATGATATTGATTCGTTTCTAGTTCTTTTTGTTGTGCGCTAAGTTTAGACTGGTAAATTTGTTCGTCTAGTTCTTCGGACTTTAACGCTTCGGCATCGTTAAACGCTTTTAACTGGTCGGCTTGTCTTTTCTGGTCGGCTAGTTTTTCGTCGTCAATTTTCTTTTGCTTTTCTATTTCTGCGTCTGTATAGCCTTTGTTAATTTTATCAATTTCTAATTGCTTCGCTTTCTCTAGTGCGGTTGTGTCTTGTTTGTACTTTACAGCTTCTGCTATTAACGCTTCGTATTTAACTTTTACGTCGTCGACTTCTACTTGTTGTTGTGTTTTAGTTGAATCGGTTAGTAACTTGTTAGCTGCTGCAATTTCTTTTTGAATGTCTTCTGTCGCCTTTTTAATAGCGTCTTTCTTTTCTTTCCAACGTGCTGCGGCTTCGCGTGCTGCATCTGCTGCGGCTTGTGCTGCTGCTTTTGCTTCTTCTTCTGC